CATCCGGCTCAGGCACATATCGCAGTGTCCACACGCCACCGCTCGGACCACCACCCCGCACCCCGGAGTGGCGCATAAGCACGGATCACCGTCCGTGTCAACAGAAATATTTTCGCCTTCCCTATTGACTTCCGAAAGTGCCATTTTGGTTAGATCGTGCAACTATTTCGGCTAAGTGATTGAAAACTAAGAACGGAAAAAAGTGTGCCAATTATGGGCGTTTTCGATATAGGGCGTTTTCTCGTCCTACCCGCTACTAGGGTAGCGGGTACCGCCAACGCGTCTCTATGGGGGTTATACGCGTTCTGGCGGCCCGTCGAATCGGTCACATTTTTGCTCTCCTTTCTCACCTTATGCGCCGTTTTCCGGTAAAGTCTACGGGTCCCGATTCTATCACCAACGAAGGAGACCTGTATGGTTGCGAAACTTCCGACACTTGCAAAGCGTCCGACCCTCGCGGAGTCAATCGAGTACTACCGGACGAAGGTCCAAAAGCCTCGCGTTGAGTTCCTCGCGCTAGCTCAGAGCAAAGGCGCCATCACCATGGAGGACGTGGCGCTCGAGATAACGCACCTCTCGCAGATCGAGGCCGCCGCGCTCCAGTTCGACAAGTTCGTGAACGGAGATCAGTCATGAGCGCGCGATGGATAGACGAACGCTTGCCGCTCCTCATCGGCCTCGCGTGCCTCCTGTTCGTGCTCCTCGCCACCACCACCGCGCACGCGTCCGAATGGACGCGCGTCGCGGAGGTGGACGCGGTGGCCGTCACCATCACGGAGGTGACGGCGGCCGAGCTCCGCGCGATCCAAGCCAAGCACGCGCGGCCGAGCTCTGACCGCTCGGCGCTCGGTCGCACGGTGCCCATGCACCGCTATGGCTTCGCGATTCTGCACCGCAACAAGGACACCGGAGCCTATCGGTGCGAGGTGTACATCGCGAGCCTCGATCCGGAGACGCTCGAGCACGAGCTCCGCCACTGCGATGGTTGGGTGCATCCATGAGCGCGCTAGGCTGCGGACGCCGCGTCACCATCCACCTACTCGGCGGCGCCACGAGTCACCACGCGGTGCATGTGGACTGCGGGAGCTACTACCTCGGGGAGCTCATCCAGTGCGAGGAGTGCGCCGAGAGTAAGCCGGCACCGAGCGCCGATCCGGCGGACGAGGACGCACAGGCCGAGCTCGAGGCGGAGCGCCGATACCTCGACTCACCGAACAGTCCGAAGTGGGAGGAGCGCGAGGACCCCACGGACGCATGCACCAATCCCGGAGGGCACGAGTGGAACCGCTCCGCCGGCGAGGCCGATGAGGCGCGCCTCGCCGGCGACTACGCGAACGACAACATACGCTGCATTCACTGCGGCGCGGACGGTGACGCATGAGCATTTGCTCAGGCGATGAGCCGTGTTACTGCCCAAGGTGTCAACGATGGAGGAAGGAATGGAACGACTCGCAGAGTGGAGCGACGCACGAACAGCCGCGCTCTTTCTCAGACCTTGCACCCCGCGCTATCTCAACGAGGAGCTCGGCACGATGCTCCGCCGCGAGAGCGCCAACCGTCCCGGTACGCGCTACGCCACGAGCGGCGGCTGGAGGTATCACCGCGATGACCTCGAGCGTGTCCGGGCGATTATGGACGCGCTCGGTTGTGCCGCTTTCGCTGCCACTCGCCACCTCCACGCCATGCGGACCCTCTCGGACCGCAAGCTCCTGGAGTGGCTCCTCGAGCACGAGCTCCGCAAGACGCTCGAGCGTGACGCGGCTCAGATCGACATTGACGAAAAACTCAAACGCAAACGGAGGCGCCAATGAACCCTAAGGCCATCACCACCATCCTCGCGCAGCGGCTTCCGCTCGATCCGGTGGACGAGGAGATCGTCCGCCAGAACTTCGGGACTCAGGGCACCGCGTGGGAGGTGAGCGTCACCGGCCGGGGCGTGCGCGCGCCGGAGCTCGGCCAGGCGCTCGGCGCGGTGCTGCGCGGCTGGCTCGCGAATGTGCGCATGGATGACACCGGCTCCGCTCCCAACGATGAGCAACGCGGCCGGCTCATCGCGGCCGTTATCGCGAACCTGGCCATATCCGTGGACATTGGCATCCAAACGGGAGGACCTCGACGTGACAGCAATTGACGGGAGGACGGTCCGCAACGCTCTGAAGCTCGAAAAGAAAAAGCTCCGCGAGAATCGCGCGCGTGACTTCAAGGACAACCGCGCGCGATTCTCCGCGGCCACGGAGGACTCCGTGTCCCGCGTGCTCATGCTCGAGGAGCTCCTAGACGGCTCGGCTGGCGAGGAGGCGCCGCCGAGCAAGGACGGTACGCTCGATCTGTAGAGCGGCCTCTCCGGAGTTCACCATGGCGGTGCTGTAACTGAGGACCGACCAACCGGCCTCAGTTGCAGCATTCGCCTTCTCCAGATCGTTCGTCTGCCCGGCCTTCCGCGAGTGCTTGCCCGATCCGAGCGCACCGTGGAGCTCCACCAGGAGCCGCACGTCCGGGAATCCAAAGTCAAACCGCCAACCGCGCGCGTCCGCGTCGATATTGGCCATGTGATATTCGCGGATAGCACCGAGCCTCATGAGCTCGTTGAGTTGGTGGGCGAGGAGCTCGCCGGCTTTGGATCGCTCGCCGCCTCCGCGGCCCATCGGCGCCGTATGACCTCGAGCTCGCGGCGCTTTGCCGGCGGTAGCTGATTCTCCGCTCGCCTCGGATACATCGTGTGTTGCCAGTGGCCGCGCGTGGCCGGGTCTGCCGTTTCGTCGCTCATAGGCCGCATATTCCTCCTCCGTCCAACGGCTCATAGTGCCACCCTCTTGGGTCCGTCCGAGCTCCGCGGCTTGCGCCGCCGCCGCTCGCGTTCGTATTCCTCCGCCGCGGTGAGCCGTCCCTCGCGTGCCTTCTCCTCGAGCTCCTCGTCCGATAGCGCCGCCGCTCGGCGGATGCTGTCCTCGCCGCGCGCGCGGTGTTTCTCTCCTTCGGCGCTTTTAGCGCCTCTTTGGTTCAATGACGGTTCTATAACGGATGGGGCGGCATTACGCCGCCCTTGTGCGACACCCACGCCGCCCTTGTGCGACACCGGCGCCGCCCCCCCCGCGGCATTGCGCCGCCCTTGTGGATAAACGGCCACCGGCTCCACGTCCGGCACGATGTGGCCGGCATAGTCGAATTTGAGCCGGTAGCGGCTCGCGGTGTTCTTGCCGTATTGGTGGCCGCCTATCGCGCGGTCAATGAGGCCGCGCTTCTCGAGGCTCTTGAGGCACCTCTGAGCGGTGCGGCGGTCGCACCGAGCTCGTCTCGCGAGCGTGCCGATGGATGGCCAGCATTCGCGGGTGTCGTCGCTGGCGTAGTCCGCGAGCGCCACGAGGACGAGAGCCTCGGTGCCGCGAACGTCCGGAAGGTTGTCTAGTACCGTCGCAACATATCGTATGGACACGCGCCCCTCCCCACTAGGGCTAGTAGCGGAGGGATATTCCAAATTCTGTAAAGCGGGCGCAATATCCGCATCCTCGAGCCTTATTGGTCGCTTATGGTCCGAAAGACGCGGAAGCCATTGCAGGTAGCGCCGCCGGAGCCACCGGAGGACGAGGAACTCGTCCACGAGTACGACCGCCGGCACTACCAAGAGGACTTTCACCGCGCGCGCAAGGGGCTCGACGTGCAGAGCTCCGGCGCCGTCATCAACGGCCGTTTTGTTGGCTGCAACGGTTGGGACGCGGCGCGCGGGCCGTGTACGCGGTTCCTCCTCGCGTGGCATCGACGGGCCGGCAAGGATCGCGAGGGCCTCGAGCTCATCCGTGAGGAGTCGCAGACGCGCGTGGGTTCGTACTGGCACCTCTACCCGCTCCAGGTGCAGGCCGAGCGCGCGATATGGAACGGCGTGGACCCGCAGACGCAAACGCGGCTCATGGACCTCGTGTTCCCGCCGGAGACGGTGGCGAGCTCCAACGATCAAAAGCTGTTCAAGCGGTTCAAGAACGAAAGCACTTACCAGCTTTGCGGCTCGGACAACTACAACCGCTTGGTGGGCTCCAACGTGCTCGGCTGCCTGTTCTCTGAGTGGGCGCTCTGCGATCCGCGCGCGTGGCCATACATCATGCCTATCCTCGCGGAAAACGGCGGATGGGCGGCTTTCATCTCGACGTATCGCGGCCGGAATCACATGTACCAAATGGTGCAAAAGCTCCGGCTCGATCCGCGGTGGTACGTGGACGTGCGCACCATCGACATGACGCGGCGCATTGGCGGCAATCGCGTGGTGGATGCCGCGGACGTGGAAAACGAGCGTGCGAGCCTCGTGGCGATGCACGGCCGCACGCGCGCGGACGCGCTCATCCGGGAGGAGTTTTACTGTGACCCGATGGCCGCTCTGCCCGGCTCCGTGTACGGCGGAGCGATGGCAAACATGCTCGCGGAGGGCCGCGCGTGAAGCGTGTTGGCTACAACGCGGGACACATGGTCACAGCCGCTTGGGCGCTCGAGTTCGCGCCGGTGAATGTCTCGGTGGTGATGTTCCAAACCGATGGCAACGAGCACTTTTGCATCGGTTCGCGCTCGTGGTTTTTCGCGGAGCTCGCGGACTGCGTGGCCGAGCTCCGCGAGGCGTTTCCGTGGCGCGTCGGGGAGCACGTGCTCCCGCCGGAGAAGGAGCCGCGCGTGTGGGAGGGAATCTTCGAGGACCTCCGGCTGTTCAACACCGAGCACGCGGACGAGCTCCCGGACAATCGGCGCATGCTGCTTACGCAGCAATTCTTGCGGCGAGTTCACATCGACACGCAACCGCGTCCGTGGGACGAGGACGGCAACAATGCGCTCCTCGTGGACTCGCTCAACGGCTACCGCGTGAAGGAGCTCGCGAGCCACTCGGACGTGTTCACGATGAACATACTCGGCACGAGCGAGCAATACCTCGCGCGTGCCCTCGAGCACTATGCGGTGTGGGCCTGGAAGGCGGGCGCCGCGTCGCAGTGGAGCAAGCCTCTCGACTACTCACAACAGGACAGGACGGTGATATGAATTTTCTTCGACGGCTCATCCAAGCGCGATTGACCAAGGCGGCCGGCGCCGGCCTCGGCGCGTTGCTCGCGGCCATCGGTGGCGTGACGAGCATTCAGGTGCTCCAGCCGGCAGTGGAGAAGGCGAGCGACTACGGCGCGCGCGCCGCGGAAATCTACTGTGAGCTCCCGCTCGTGGATCGTGAGCGGTTCCGCTCGGAAGTGCTCGAGCGGCTCGTGGCTCGAGCGCAGGAGACCGGCTCCGGCACCATCGACGTGCGCGTTTCTTGCCCGGTGGACGGAGGCCGCTAATGGAGGAGGCCGAGCTCGTCCAATCGCTGAAAGCGCAGCTCACGAACTGCGCCGGCTGGCTCGGGGACGAGCTCGGCAAGCACCGCGAGGAAAGCCTCAACTACTACCACCAACGGCCGCGCGGCGACGAGGTGGCGGGGCGCTCGCGCGTGGTGGCGGGCACCGAGAGCGCGATGGTGGAGGCGAACCTCGCGCAGATGATGGATGCCTTCACGAGCTCGCGCGTGGTGGACTTCGATCCGCTCGATTCGCTCGACAAGGAACAGGCCGCGCTCGAGAGTGACACCACCACCTACTTCGTCATGAAGCAAAACAATGGGTGGGTGAATCTCTCGAGCGCGATCAAGGACGCGCTCCAGCTCCGCAACGGCGTTATCAAGTGCTGGATCGAGACGCGGCGGGAGGTGAAGTACGAGACGTACCGCAACGTGAAAGACGCGGGCGCCGCGTCCGAGCTCATGAACCGGCCGGGTGTGAAGTGCGACCTCGTTCACAAGTGGACCCCGAAGGACGGGCTCCTGATGATGCGGTGCTCGAGGGACGTGCGCCGCTTCCGGTGCGAGGCCATCGCGCTCGAGAATTTCCTGTATCCCAAGGACTACGACTCGCACGAGCTCCAGGCGATTCCGTTTTGTGCGGAGCGCCACATCGACACGCGCTCGGAAATGATCGCGCTAGGCTTCGACGCCGCGAAGGTGAACAAGCTCAAGCCGATCCGGCAACGCGTCGCGCTCGAGAGCGCGTATCGCAATCCGCAGCGCATCGTGGGCATGACCGGCAAGCCCATCGACAAGAGCCAGGACCTTATCGAATGGTACGAGGTGTATCACCTCCACGATAAGGACGGGGACGGCATCGCGGAGCGGCGCCGCGTGTGCATGCCGTGGGAGGGGAAGATTCTCTCGGATACGCCGGTGAACATCGTCCCCTACGCCACCGGCGTGGTGATTCTGAATCAGCACCGGCTGACCGGAATCTCCATGCACGACAAGCTCAAGCAAAACCAGGACAAGGAGACCGGGCTCGAGCGTGCGCTGTTCGACAACATCAACGCGGCGAACAAGAACCGCACCGCGTCTCTCGATGGCGCCGTGAATCGCGAGGACCTCGCGGACGGCCGGCACAACGGAGACATTCGCGTAGACCGCCGCAAGGTGGCGGACGTGCGCCAAGCCATCATGGCGTTTGCGGTGCAGGACACCTCCGCGAACATCTTGCAGAACATCGAAGCGAACAAGCGCGAGCGGTCCGAGCTCGGCGGCGCGTCGCTCGATATGGCAAGCGGCAACATGCAGCTCAATGACCGCATGGGCTCGCAAGGCGTGGACCGCGTGTACTCCGTGATGGAGCAGCTCGCCGCGCTCATGACGCGCAACCTTGCCGCGACGCTCATCCGCAACACGTGGCTCCTCGCGCACGCGACACTGCGCGACGGCTGGAGCCAGCCGGTGCCGATCCAACGCAACGGCAATTGGGAGGAGCCGATCCCAACCAAGTGGCGCGAGCGTGCGGCCGTCACCGTCAAGCCGGGCATGAGTCCGGGCGAGCGGCAACGGCTCCAGCTCGCGCTCGAGAAGTTCCTCAATTGGCAGATCGCGCTAGCGCGCGAGGGCATGGACGAAGTGCTCGTCTATCTCGAGGGCTTCTTCAAGGTGCTCATGGATTGGGCGCGCGTGGCGGAGATTCCGAACCCGGAGCAGTACTTCGTTAACCCGGCCTCACCGGAGTCGAAGAAGGCGCTCCAATCGAAACAGGCCGCCGCGAAGGAGCAGGAGAAGCAGAAGCAAATGCTCATGCGCCAGGCCATCGCGCTCGAGCAGCTCCGCACGGCCGTGGAGAAGTACGCAGGCGACGCGGACCGCCAGTTCAAATACTGGGAGGCCGTGCTCAAGGCTCAAGTGGAGGAGGCGAAAATTGTCGGCAACGCAACGACGGAGCTCATCAAAGCGAAAGAAAAACCGGAAGCGGCCGAGCGCGCTGGCAATCGCGGTAAGGGCCGGCCGAATCCTTCGGGCGGGAAGGCTCGCCGCCGACGCGGCGCAGCTAAGCCAGCAGCTAAAGGACGGGTTGCTGCGTGAGCTATTCGAGGAGTTCCGCACCGAGCAATACGAGGCGTGGCAATCGGCCCCCACGCCGGAGGCGCGGGAGCGTCTCCACGTGTTCCATGAGGCCGCTACTAGAATCGAGGAGCTCATAGGTGCAAAATGCGCAACGCTCGCGGCCGGGGACGGCACCGAGCAAACCACCAAAGGCGACGGGGACGCCGCCTCAGACGGACGACGAAAGCAGCCAGGAGCCGCAAGAGACTGGCGCATCGGACGGGAGTCCTAAGTCCGGAAAGCCGTCGCTCGCGCAGCGCATGGCCTACATGCTGGAGCATGGGGAGCCAATGCCTGACGCGGACGGCGCAAAACCACCGGCCTCGGGAGAGGCCACCGACGAAGGCGAGCCGAAACCTGGGAAGGGGGGCAAGCCGAAAAAGTTCAACGAGCTCGCGAAGGCGGTCTCGATGGAACTTGACGAGCTCTACGCGTTAGAGATCGCGGAGCCGGAGGAGGGGAAACCCGTCACCGTGCAAACGCTGAAAGATCACTACGCGAAGCGCGCGGAGTTTTCGGTAACGCAGCTCAAGTGGAACGAGGAACGGGAACGGCAGCAAGGTGAGCTCGCTCGCGCGAACACCGAGCTCCGCGAGCTCCTCGCCGCGATCCCTCGAGACAAGCTCGACAAGAGCATCCTTGAGGTGGTCAAGGCGAAGGCCGGGGAGAACGCCGCGCGAGAGGAGAAGCGAACGCTTGCGGTGATTCCGGAATGGCGCGACGCCGCGACCAGGAAGCAAGAGACCGCCGCCATTGGCGAGTGGCTCGAGGGCTTCGGGTTTCCGAGCGGATATCTCGCCACCGTGGTGGATCACCGGGTGTTCAAGTTGATGCGGAGCTCGTGGCAACGCGAACAGCGCATCAATGCTTTCCTCGAGCAAGCCGAGAAAGAGCCAACGCCACCGCTCGGCAAAAGCAAGCCGGCGGGCGCAGCTCGCAAGCCACTCTCCGGAGAACGTCCCAAGGGCCGCGCGGGTTTAGTGGCACTACTCGAGGACTAGGAGTCCCCAACCATGTTTTCGCGAATCCTTCACTTGTCTCTCGGCATCGGCCTTGGCCGGCTGGATGCCCCGTTCCTGTTCGCCGCTCCGGCGGACTATCTCGACGCAAAGGACCTCAAGGACGTGAGCGTGAACGGTCTCGTTCGCGAGGACGTTCAACAGGAGATTTTCGATTGTTCGGAGATCCCCTGCCCGCTTCTCGACATGATCCAAGTCGGCTCGTGTGACGCGCAGTACACGGAGTGGACGGAGGACGAGCTCGAGGCACCGGACCTCACCAACGCGGTGATTTCCGGCGCCGACGCGCCGGCCACCGCGACCGACGCCGGCAACCTCGCGCGCAAGGGCAACCACACGCAGATTTGCGCCAAGTACGTCTACGTGACCGAGCGCGCGCAGAACGTCCAAACGCACGCGATTGGCGACACGCTGGCCTACAAGACCATGCGCAAGATGCAGGCCAACCGGCGCGATATCGAGGCGATCATGCTCTCCAACCAGGCGAGCGTGGTGGACAACAACAACAACACGGCCGGCAAGGCGGCCGGGCTCGGGGCGTGGATCACCACGCATGCGGACGTGACGGGCTCCGGCGGTGGCTTCCAATCCACTACGCTCGTGACGGCTTACACGCCGGGAGCTCGGCGCGCGCTCACGTGGGAAATGATCGCGGACCAAATAGAGGGCGTGTACAACGAGGGGAGCAACCCCACGGTCCTCATGAGCGTGCCGGGCATCACCAAGCGGCTCGCGCGGTTCCTGTTCACCACGAGTTACGCGGCGACGCCAACCGCCAACGTGAACGGCTCCGGTGACGGTATTTCGCAGACCTCGCAAGGCTACATCGACACGTTCCGCACGGACTTCGGGTTCACCATGAAGATCGTGCCGAATCGGTTGCAGCAGACCTACGAGGCCGCGGACACCGGCACCAATGCGGCGGCGGCCGTGTTCGGCTTTGACCTCGACTACTTGAGCGTGGCCTTCCTGCACGCCATGAAAATCGAGGCGCTCGCCAAGCTCGGCCTCTCGCATCGGCGCCAGATCACCGCGGACTGGACGCAGAAGTGCTTGCTCGAGCGCGCTCATTTCGTGATTCACGATATCAACCCGGCGGCGGCCGTCACCGCGAGCTAAGCGGTGGACACGGCTTCAAGGGACCTGTGTGTTGCCGGCGGCGCTTGCGTCGCCGGCATTTCTCTTTCCGTGGTGAACGGGTGGCTCACGTTCGTCTCGTTGCTTGTCTCGATAGCGGCCGGGCTGCACTACTTTTGGAAACAACGCAGGGCGGTGAAACGTGACGAGCGTCCGTGACGCGGTGCGCCGAGTGCTCGGCGTGAAAGAGCTCGAGCCTTTTGCATTGACGCCAAACGCGCGTGCGGTGCTCGAGGGGAATCGCGCGGCGCGGGAGGGACGCGTGGTCACGCGGCACGCGCCTTTCGCGGAGCACATGTGCCGAATTCCCCTCGAGCACCTTCCGGAGCTCAACCGCCTCTTTCCCGGATTCGACGGCAAAAGCGGCACGCAGGCGCACGACGACGCCATGCGAGCGTTTCACGCGTCGCCGCGCTCGGCGCTCTATGACGTGCGCAAGCGCAACCCGCAAACGATCAAGAACCGGCCGCGCGGCATCATCATCCGACCGCCGCGGGCTCAACCTGGAGAGGACCTCGCACCATGAAGCGGCTTGTACTTGCGGCGCTCGCCGCGTGTCTGTGTTTCTCAGCTCACGCTCAAAGCCTCCTGCGCCTCACCACGATGACGGTGGCCGCGGAGGACGCGGATATCGTGGGCGACAACCTGACCGGCGCGGGACCGTTCGCGCCGGCCTACAGCACGAGCGATAGGCTCGCGCATCAGCTCATCATCACGACGACCACGAATGAGAGCGCGATCACCGCGACGGTGACGGGCACGGACGCGGACGGCCGCGCGCAGTCCGAAGCAATCACGATGCCGAACAACACCACGGTGGAGAGTACGAAGTACTACCGCACCGTGACGGCCATCACGCTCTCCGCCACCGTGGGCGCGGACACGTTCGACGTGGGCATAGTGGACGAGGTGGTGAGTGCCTCGCTCCCGCTCAACCGCGAGAGCGGCGTGGGCGCGAAGTTCTTCCTCGATATCACCGGCACGCTCAACGTGGACGTTCAGTTCACCATCGCGGACCCGGCGCTATTCGTGGACCAAAACTCGAACCTTTGGGTGGAGCCGTACTCGACGCTCACGGCCGAGACTGCGGACAGCACTGCGGTGGTGGCCGCGGACCCCGGCTACGGCTGGTATCGCATCCAATGGAACAGCTACAGCGCGGGCGCCGTAGCGAAACTCTACGCGAGCCAGCCGGGTCCGAATCCGTGAACTACGGCCAGCTTAAGACGTTCGTGCTCGCGGATTCGCACCGCGAGGACCTCACCACGCATATCGAGCGTTTCGTCCGCGGCGCGGAGGGCCTCATCCGGCGCAAGTGCCCAAACTTTCAAACGGACGCGAGCGTGACGCTCGATGACACCGACCGGAGCGGCGTGAGCTCCGACCTCTACACGCTCCCCTCCGGAGTCATCGAGGTGCGCCGCGTGGTGATGACGAGCGGAGCGGAGGAGCCGCCCTTGCATCCGGTGGGGCCGAACAATCTGGCGCTCAAATCGCGTAGCACGCATCCGTCGTTTTACGCGCTCCTCGGCAATCGGTTGCAGATTCGCGGCGTGCCGGCGGAGGACGCGGAGTTTGATGTGCTGTACTTCGGTGAGCTCGCGGAGCTCTCGGCGGACGGTGACACCAACGCGGTGCTCACGAGTCATGAGGCGCTCTACATTCACGGCGCCAAGCACTACCTCCGCCGACATACGGAGGAGTGGGACCAGGCCGCGGAGGAGCTCGAGCTATTCAACGACGTGGCGGACGCGTTAAACGAAGTGACCAAGCGGCGGCTTGGCAATGCTGGCGCCGCACCGGCGTATGACTTTGGCGGAGGCGGAGGCTACTAATGGCACTCGAGGCGGGCGATGGCTTTATCTCGGGACTCGTGGCGACGAATCCGGTTAATGCAACGGACCAAGTTGCGCAGGGTGATGACCATTTACGGCTCATCAAAACGGCGCTCAAAGGCACGTTCCCGAATCTCAACGCGGCCGTTACCTCGAGCCCGGCCGAGCTCAACATTCTCGACGGCGCCACGCTCTCCACCGCCGAGCTCAACATTCTCGACGGCGTGACGCTCTCCGCGTCGCAGATCAATGACGCGGCGCGAAAGAGCGCATCGAACGACTTCACCGCGGCGCAGCAGATCACCGCCACCGCGGGCAACCGCGCGGCTCTGCGCCTCGCAGGCAACGGCAACACGGCCGGTGCCACTAGCTTCGATATATTTCAGGAATCGAACGACTCCGGGAACATCGTCCAGAACAAGAACGCGCCGATTTACATTTGGCGCAACGGCGGTGTGGTAATGGAGTTCAACACCTCCAACGGCTTCGATTTCAAAGGCGGAGCCGTCACCACCAACAAGGCCGCCGCAACGGAGGTGGGCACGCTCGGTGTGCCGCGCGTAAGCAAAACGGCGGACTACACCATTGCCGCGGTGGACTCCGGCACGGAGCTCGTGCTCACGAGCGCCGCGGACGATATCACCGTCCAGGCGAGCGGCCAGCCGGCGGCCGGTTGCGTCGTGTTCCTCGAGAATGGGACCGGGGGCTCCGTGGATATCATCCAGGGCTCCGGCATGACGCTTACGCTCGACGGCACCGCCACCACCGGGAGCCGCACGCTCGCCGCGAATGGACGTGCCTACGTGCGATTTACCGGCGCGGGCACCGCGAGCGTGGGCGGCCTGGGAGTCGCGTGAGCGGTCCGGCGGACCTCCTGTACGCGCTCATGAGCCGGCCGCTCGTGAGCGTGCCGAGCGCCAATATCTCGGACGCGGTGGGCGCTCCGTCGATTGCCACCGCCTCCGTGTCCTTCGAGAACGACGGTGACCGCATCGAGGCCACTTCGCTCGGCAGCGTTGATGTTGGGGACTGGATCACACCGAAGGCGCTGGCGCCCGGCGGCTACGAGATCATGGCGCACCTCAACAGCGGCAACACGCCGGCCGGGAGCGCGCTCGATACGTGGCTGGCGCTCACTGGTAATCGTGGCTGGAGCCTCACCACGACGGGAATCTCCGAGCACCTCACCGCTAACCTCACGGTGTCGATTCGCCTCTCCGGCGCGGTGATTGCTTCCGGAACCATCGTGCTCGATGCGGAGGCGATATGAGGCGTGCGGCTTATCCGAAGCAGCACCTTCGACTCCGGCCGACTCGGGGCGTGGCCGCCGATCCGCCACCGTGCGAAGTCTCCGAGGACTTCTACACCGGCGCCAGCAACGTGCATTTCCGCGACGGATTCGCGGGCCGCGTGGGTGGCTCTCGCGAGGCATACGGGACGCTCCCCGTTGAAGTGCTCCATATGCTCAACGCTCGCATCGGGAGCACCAACTTTTGGCTGTTCTTCGGTGAGGACGAAATCCACGCGAACGAGACGAGCAACTCCGACGACGTGACGGGAGACCCGCTCACGCCAGTGACGCAACCATGGCAGTGGAGTTCGACGCTCCTCAATAGCGTGCCGGTGGCGAGCAACGGCCTCGACGCGCCGCGCTATTGGGCCGGGGACGTGGGCACGCCGTTTGCGACGCTCCCCGGCTGGCCGGCCTCCACTCTCTGTAAGAGCATCGTGGCGCACCAGTTCCACCTCGTGGCGCTCGATATTGACGGGCCGGCCGGGCACTTCGAGGCGCAAGTCCGGTGGAGCTCGGCGGCCGAGCCCGGCACCATTCCGCAGGAGTGGACCGCGGACGCGGACAACGAGGCCGGTAGCGCGTCGCTCTCCGATTCGCCGGGGCCGAATCTCTGCGCCGTGCCACTGCGCGGCTCGCTCCTCATCTACAAGCGGAGCTCCGTCTACAGCATGGACTACATTGGCGGGAACGATGTGTTCTCTTTCCGCCAAATCTTCTCGGCCTCCGGCGCTCTCACGCGTCACTCGGTGGCCGACCTCTCGGACGGCCGGCACTTCGTGGTAGGTGACGGAGATATCTACATCACGGACGGTGTGGGCCGGCGGACGGTGGCGAAGGACCGCATGGCGGACTTCGTGTTCAATCAACTCGACCAGGACAACTACGAAAACCTTTTCGTGGTATATCACCGCGCCAAAAATGAGGCGTGGGTGTGCTTCCCGGAGCAGGGCTCGCAGTACTGTACGCTCGCGGCCGTCTACGACGTGACGCATGATTCCTTTGGCGTGCGAGTTCTCCCCAACGTGACGTGCGCCGCGATCGGTGTAGTCAACGACACGGCGCCGAGCGAGGCATGGGCGGACGCTACGTATCTATGGGCCGATGCCGCGCGGCTATGGAATCAGCCGAATTACTCGCTCGCGGTGGAGTCGCTCCTCACCGGCGCCGGCACCGCCGCCACGCAGCACGACACGCAGGACGCGGTGGAGCTCGATGCGAGCCTTTCGCGCTATGACCTCACGTTTGGCGAGCCGGAGCGCGTCAAGTTCGTGCGCCGGCTCCAGGTGCGAGCTCGCACCGGCTTCGGCACTCTCTACGTGCGAGTGGGCGCACGCTTCACGCCCACCGCGCCGATTCAGTGGAGCGACGAGGTGGCGCTCACCGAGCCGGAGCAGATCGTGAACACGTTCGCGCAGGGGCGCTACATCAGCGTGGAGGTGCGGAGCGAGGACACGGACGTGTGGCAGCTCTCCGGCATCGACATTGAGGCCGAGCTCCGTGGCCACTTCTAACCGCTACGTTCCGAGTAAATCTCCGTTCAACTCGGAGCCGGTGCTCCGTGCGTATTTGGAGCGCGAATTCGCCGCGATTGCTCGAGCACTCGGAGAGGACGACGGCGCCGCGTTCTATGTGGACGATTGGGGCACGGACGCCGCCGCGATCCGCGCGGCGGTGGCGGCCGCCGCGGAGGCCGGCGGTGGAACCATCCATTTCAAGCCTGGCGCTACCTACACGCTCGAGGACGGAGACACGCATCCGGTGGTGGTGCCACTGGCCGGCGCGAACCACGATGACGGCAACGTGAACTTTTTCTATCACGTGCTTCTCGATGAGCTCGAGGGGATCACGTTCGACTTTCACGGCGCCGAGCTCGTCTCGCCAATCACCTTCGGCAATAGCGGCATGTTCGTCCTCGACGGTTGCCGCAACATCACCTTTCGTAACGGTCGCATCCGTGGAGCTCATGAGCACAACGCGCTCAACGAGGTGACGACGAACGCGGGCGTTCAAGCGGTGTGCGCTACCTCGCAGGGCCGCGACTCTTACGGGCTCCGACTCGAGTGCCTCGACGTGCGCGAGTGTTGGTCCTCGCTCTACTGCTTTGGAACGAAGGACCCCACCTACCGCGTGCGTGGCGTGACCATGGATCGCGTGCGATTTGAGACCGGCATGTACGGCCTTACGCTGCACGAGAATGGCGACAACGTAACGGCTCGCTATGAGCTCTCGGACATGGGCCGTGATTTCTTCGTGTTCGGCGTGCGCCAGTTTGACCTCGACGTGTTCACCGAGCCGGGGCCGCCGGGCAACGAGCACGGCCTCCAGGGGCTCATCAAGGCATATCGAAATGACACCGCGGACGGCCGCGTGCGCCACCGCACCACCAAAACCACAATTTCCACCTCGCACATTGTGTTGGCGTCGGACTACGACACGGACACGCAGGCCGTACCCTCGAGAATCCGCAACATCGAGCTCAACGTGGACAACAGCCAGGGGGATTCCTCGATTGGCTCGCCAGTCAATTTCATGGTGCTCGAGGACGGCGCTTTCGTGACGGCTGCCACGCAGGTGTTCGACGGCATTCTCATTCGCGGTATCGCGAAGGGGATACCGGACTTCTCCTCGACGCCGGTGCAAGACGTGGACGGCTCGCTCGACACGGACGGCTTGATCGTAGAGACAGGCGATATCAATGACGTTTATGCTGGCACGGGTTTTGTGAACCCGTCCTAGGAGGCAACGGTGTTCAACATTGGTGGATCGCGGAGCCGGAGCTCGAGCTTCGGCTT